ATAATATATGTACATACAACATTTGTATATACAACAAAGAGAGAATTTGGGAAAAACCCCATTGCGTTTAAGAACCCATTGCGTTTAAGAAACCCACTGCGTTTAACGATACCCACTGCGTTTAAGAAGACCGATTGCGTTTAAGAATCTACAAAATTTTATCTCCCTTCGATAAATTTTCTTTTTTCCAAAGTGGCTGAAGATTTGTGTAGTGACAAAGTTTCTCCATCTCTTCCTTTGTCTTAGCTGAAGATAAAGGTATTATGTGATCTATGTGCCATTCACCGTGATTGTCCCAGTTCATACCTTCAGTAAATTGAGATTCAATATATTTAAATGCTGTTTTATAATCAGTACCAAGCATATCTATATTACCAGATTTTTTAGTCCAATACTTATTATTAAAAGCCATACAAGTTCTTGTTCTTAAATTCCTTTTAAAAATCCATAAACGGTCATTTGACTTTCTATTTTTATAATACTCTCTTTGATATGCGTTAGTCTTGTCTTTATTCTTTTTTCTATATTCAGATGCATATTTATTTTTGCAAACTTTACATTGTCTATCAAAACCGTATTTTTTTGACTTATCTCTATGGAAGTCATTTAAAGGTTTAGTTTCGTTACAATCCCAACATTTTCTCTTCATAATATTATCGTATAACATAACTTCCTTTACTTGCATTGGCAAGGAAGTATTGAGCTGCATATCTTAATGAATCCATATGGTGATTCCATTTATCTATTGGTCTTTCATTCCTACTATGCCATACATAGTTGTTGAGCTCCTTAACAAGTTCAATAGACTCTGGGTCAATAATCAGATCAAAGTCCTGGATTAAAGCAATCCCTGTTAATATACTACCTTGTCTTTTGATAGCAGGTTTAACATTACAATAAACTTTTAATTCTTGGAGTAATCTAGGTTCAGCAGAATCACAGATAATATCATCCTCCTGTGCATATCTCCTATTGAGTTCACCAATCTCTTTTGTAGATAAACCAACCTTACAATACATTGTCTTTAACCACATCTTCTTCCTATCCTTATCAATAGCTACTTTAAGTAAAACAGTAGGGTCAACTGAAAACCCAAAGTCTTGCCCATATATATAAGGAGCATATTCGTTAAAAGGACCAATAGTCCAACGAGTGAATACAACACCATCAGCTTTATCCATCCAACCACCAAGTATCTGATGATTGTATTTGTCAGGTCTCCTTCTCCTAATCTCTTCTATCTGCATAAGGAAAGAGTCTGATAGATGCTCCAGGTTATCTTTGAATGTAGTATGTATGTAAGTGACATTATCCTTCCAACCATTGTGTCCACCATTCACAGCTTTAGAAGCAAAGAATCTTTGATATATCCAATGCTCCTTTGTAGTTGGGTTTAGTATAAGTATAATCCTATTAGGTTTGTTCTTAGCCCTAACAGACTGATCTATCTTATCAAAAGAATCCTCATCAATAAGTTCCTCTGCTTCATCCAATACAAATGTTGTAATACCTTGTAGAGACTTCAGGGCAGCAGTTTGATTACCTGCTGAAGTCTTTATACCTTTAAATATTATAGAGCTCCCTGTGGACATATTTAGTATCTCATCTTTAGTTATCCTAAAGTGTTCTGCAATACCATACAACTCTATCTTTTCAATAAACTCTGGAATAATAGATGTTGAAGCTGAGGTCATTGTATACCTGGTAAACAATATCTTATGACCTTGTTCCATTGTAAGTAAAGCTAGGAATGAACCTACAGCAAATGATTTACCACTACCTCTACCACCTGTAACAACAAAGTATCTACTGTCATTACCTAGTCCTTGGTATTTACTATTTAGTTGTGGTACTGTCATCAGTTACATCAATTATATCAGGGTCATCTTTATCATCTTGATTCCCTGCAAATAAATTCTTTATATTGATATTTACTTTTGGTTTACCTTCATTTAATCCTACATCTTCAGGTTTACCATATTTATATTCAAACAGTAGTTTAAGGTGTGGGAATGAATCCTTAGCCTTCTCAGCTAGTGATGCCCAGGCTTTCTCTTCAGAACCAAATACTTCCTTCATTGCGTTTAAAGCATAGATATGTACCCTATCCTTTTGGGCCTTATTAAGTGTGGTAGGTGAAGCCATAACTTTATTCACCTTCTCACCTCTCTTCCTACCATTATGCTTTCTACCATCTGTAGGTTTAACGTATTTCCTTTCTTTAGGTTTTCTACCCATATACTACATCTTTTATTCTTTCACCTACAGCTTTAACTACATCAACTGTTACAGCATTACCACACATCTTATATCTTTGTGTATCTGATATAGGTCCTTCACTACCTGCCTTTGTCCAATTATCTGGGAAGCCTTGCAACCTTTCACATTCTAAAGGAGTAAGTCTCCTTATTGAGTTTACAAACTGATCTGTATTACCTCCACCTCCTGAAGAAGAATGTATTGTGTTGGCTGTATATTTCTTATGCCTTTTAACAACCTTACCTTTTTTATCTCTAGTATAACCTAATACATAATTATCTTTCTGAACCCTAGTAAGTGCATTAGATACACCATCAGTATTAATCTCTAGAGTTTGTTTGAGTGGAGCTCCTTTACTTCTATCTGAAGGATTATCTGGGTTTCTACCTCTCATAGCACCTATCTGTGCATACTGTTTACGTTCAGCAATGTACAATCCGTTTCCTGTTGCTTCATATCTTGTTGTGAGGGTACAGGTATTTGCTTGTTGTCTCTGTAACTCATTAGTCTGTCCACTACCTTCTGAGATAGGAAATACTTCTCCTCTACTTCCGTCTCCAAGATATCCGACAAGGTAGACTCTCTCTCTATTTTGGGGTAGAAACCACTTTGTATTAAGCAATTGCCATTCGAGTCTATAACCCCCAATGTTGGTAAACGTTTGCAGGATTGCTGCAAAGTCTTGGCGATTGTTTGAGCTGAATGTTCCTTTAACATTTTCCCAGATAAAAAAATCTGGTCTGCATTCTTTGATAAGCCTAATCGCTTCAAGGATAAGACTTGATCTTTCTCCAGACATACCTTTCCTTCTTCCTGCAAGACTAAAATCCTGGCAAGGGCTTCCGAAGGTGATTCCATTGATTCTAGGTAACTGTTCTCTTCGAACATCTGTAACTGATCCGACATATGTACTATCTTTAAAATTATGTTTATATACTTGTATTGCGTATTTATCTATCTCTGAATTATAGGAATTGATTTCAAACCCTGCTCTCTCTAGTCCAAGGTGGAATCCACCTATACCACTAAACAAATCCAATAAGTTAATCTTTACTCCCACTATGTTTATTATATAAATAATTATAGACAGACCATACTGCTATGGGCCATTCTTTTTGTGTGTACTCCTTACTACCCATCTTCTTATCCCCTGCAAAGTCAACCACTAGTTTAAATTTTAAACCTCTTCTGTTACCATATTTATCAGGATCACCAAACTCTATTGGTTTTGGGTATATTCTATATCCTCTATCAAAACACCACTTAGAAGCCTTTTGATTAATTATGCTCCACTTCAGATATTTGTCCTTCTTGCTCAATTGGTGTATCTATTAGTTGATTGATTTTATCCATCAAGCGGTCCTTTTTAACTTTTGCCATCATACCTCTTGACTTCTTATCATATTCTCTAATCTCTGATACAAGGAAGTTATACCTATTTGACAACTCTTTGTACCTATCTTTCATCTCTAAATACTTAGACTCAAAAACTTGCTCAGGGGTTCTAAAGTCATAATCATCTTCAACACCACTCAAGTTATTTCTTACAAGCCTATCAAGTTCACTATAGTAAGCTAGTATTCTTTTATCATAAGTCATCCAACCATCTAATCTATTTAGAGCATTGATAACACAAGCGTGATCCCTATTAACTAACTCACCTATAGATGCCATACTAGCCTTAGTATACATCCTAGCAAACCTATAGTAGAAAGCTCTAGCTTCTACAAACTCTCTCTTTCTAGTATCTTTATTTATTTTAATTCTGAAGTAATCTTCAACTGCACTCTTAATCAATTCTAGTTTCATATTTAAAAATTATATTTACGATCTAATTCTTCGACTATCAACTTTAATTCTTTATAAGTTCTATAGTCAGCTTCTTTAATTGCTTTTAATATTCCAGAACAGGCAGAGTAATTCTCTAGCTTCTCCTGGGCTTTTAATTCTAGTTCTAAGTCAAAAACGGACACTCCTTCAAGTAAACTCATTACAGTTAAGTAATAGTATAAATCTTCCTCTTCTTTAAATTTAGAGGAATCCCTTGATTGTGTAGTCATTTATTTTGCTTCTCTTCTCTATAAAGTATTCTTTATATGTACTTGCACATTGTTTAACTTTATTTCCACCGAGCTCTCTAGTCTCGTCAGTGAGTTCAAATATACCTATGTTACCTGTAGACTTTTCCAACACTACATAAGTAAACCTATCCACTCCAAAGAGCTCACAGTATATCCAACCCTGCATATCATAATGCCATTGATACTTAGCAGCCTTCTCCCATCCTTCCAACTTTGATGTTGTCTTCAGATCAATTAAATGACCATTCTTCAGATAGTCTGCTTTACCTCTAAAGGGTAATCCAAACAGTTCACCAATAGCTGCAACCTCAGCCTTACCTCCTGTAAGTAATTTGTTAGCATCAGTATTGAATCTAACATCATTACATAAGGAATTAGCTTTATTGAGTTCACTAATCAACATAACCTCTTTACCTATTGCGTTCTGTTGGGCCTTCTTAAATGCTTTAGTATTTCTACTAGACACACCTACAAAGTCATACTTATCATTCACCCTCTCTTCTTCCAATATAACAGTGTGTATTAACCTACCTTCTCTAAGTGCAGGTGCATCAGAATTAATCTCCCTGGTTTTATTAAAATAAGTCTTTGGGGATTTATACAAATCCTTTAGTGCTGAAGACGATAAAGCATTCTGCCCTAAGTATCCATAATAAAAAGAGTCATCCTCCATACGTTCTAGTAGGTCTGACTTATCCCAGAGCTCACCGTTAAGAAGTTTAATCTGTTCCACTAATCAAACTTTCTTTCATTCAATATATAACGAAGAGTGCTATTAGAACTTATTCCAAAACGCTCCTTAGTCTTTTTTTGAGACCTACCAGAATCTAAATAATATTTAGTGACTTCTTTCCTATTATATTTTATAACAGCTTGTCCTCCTTTACTAGCTATAGCAACTCTAACATCTTTAGGAACATCCATACTATTATCACTGCTTGTGCCTATTGCAATGTTGTCCCAAGAGTTATTTAATTTATTTCCATCAAGATGTCTTACAACAATACCTTTATCATATATTTCATTATTATACTTTTGATAAGCCTGTAGCCTATGTGCATATAAAGATTTGTTTTTACCATTAATTTGAATAGAAGCCCATTTATAACCCTGCCTATTTACTTTCTTTAACCTCTTTCCTGTAGCTCCATAAAAAATACCATCCTTACCTACTTTATATCCTCTTTGTAAAGCAATTTTTTCAAACCCAGAAAATTTTATATGATTATGTGTTTCCATATTATTTATTTTAAATTAGATGTTAAATCTTTTTCATTCATATGAGCTTCTAAGATATAACCATCTAATGGACTTATCAAGGAAATAGCCTTATAAATTTTTCTACTCATATCTTTAACTTTCTTCTTTTCTGCTGCTGTTGAATCTATTCCTAGATTAGTATACATATATGCATCCTCTCTAAGAAGTTCATCAACTTTCCTTGTCACTGACCAGGTCTTGAACCCCTGTATCTTCCTTATCCTTTCTTCTGTTATCATTTTCTATTTTTTCTATTTTATATAAAGCGACAGTTAATGCTTGTTTGAGAATCTCTATATCCTTCTGCATCATAATTAGTTTACTCTCCTTCATAATTTATTTTATAAAACAAATCCAATTTGTTTGCATTTTTTTTCCACTTTTATGACCATATAAAGGTTTCTTGTCTGTTAAAGATAATATTTCTTTTACAGGGAATCTAACCTCATTCCATTTAAAAACTAAAGTTCCATTTGGTTTTAATACCCTAAAACATTCTTTAAAACCTTTCTTAATCATAAGTCTCCAATCACCCTGAAGTGACCCATACTTTTTAGTAATCTGTCCTTCAGTATATTGTTCAATATGAGGAGGATCAAAAACAACGTGCCAAAAAGAATTATCTGGTTGTTTTATATCTGTAAAGTCACCTATTATATCAGGATCAATAATATTTGTTTTTGTACCACAAGGATATTTATCGATATGTGTTTCTCTTCTTTTATCTAAATATAAAGCTCTATTATCATTCTTATCAAACCACATACCCTTAGGACCACAACAAACATCTAAAACAGTTTTAGTCATTTCTGTCTCTTTATCTTTTCAATATACAATGTAGCATCCATAAGTTCCTCTTGCAAATGATTAAGGAATTTATAGAATCCATCAGGGGAATCGTATAAAGTAGTATTATATTTAATTATACCATCCCTGCTTCTAGCCCTCATTGTTCTGATCACATCTTCAACAATAGGGTCTTTTGGTAAATGGTTATAGCTTGTTGAGTCGGACACCCATTCTTGAGCTTCTAGCATTTCTTCATATTTCTTTTTACTATCACTCATCTATAAAAAAAATAAAATATCTTTATTAGGAACACTTCTATTATTCTAAACAAAACGTAACCTAAAAATAATGACTTCATAATATTTCTGCATCTACTACATCTAGTAATGCTATCTCTTTATTTATTCTGGTATTGTCTACAAACTGTGTTGTAGCTCTTAACCTTTTAATAAACCAATCAGGTTCAACTCTATACAGATTAAATCTAAATACACCTTCTGGTGTAGAATTAATATAGAAAGGGATATCTAAATTATCCTCACATTTATTTATCATATTTTCAAACTTAGGTTTTTCAATTATAAGTTTTGGATAATGCGTCTTTCTACATTTTAATTCTATTCTGTGATAGGTACTCGGACTATAACAATCCCATTTACTTATTTTGCTTTTTGCCATAACTAAATCAGGATAATACTTTTCTCTCAGATATTGGAAAAGGTCCTTCTCTATCACAAGTATTCTTTATATAATCTTTCTAGTTTCTTTAATCTACCTTTAACACAACTACCACACCCACTAACTTCATCAGCAGTGTTAAATACTCTATTGTAAATAACATACAGGTCTTTTACTTCACCTGCTGTAATAGTTTTAGTTTCCCAACCTTTCTTAGAAAATAATTCTGTCAAAGTATCAAACTCTGATTCTGTAAAGCAATTAGGTTTATAATAAGGGAATAAATGATTTAATTTATCTTTTCTCTCATTGCAACCACAATCCTCCCCTGCTATAAATTTTACAGCTTTCTTTATACCTGTAGCTTTAGTAATCTTTTCTACAGTATCACCTAATCCACTTGATTGGTTCTCATATCTAGCCACCCAATCCTTATAACGTTTAGTTCTCTTATCCTTTGGTTTCGGTGGTATTTGCTCTTGTTCACTCATATCTTATTCTTTAAAAAATACATATACATATTAACTACTTCCTTTGAGGATTTACCCTCTACATCATCATACATAGCGTTATACCAATCTAAAAAATCTAACAATTCACCTTCCATTATTCTTTATTTATTAATTCAAAATCTCCGTTCAGATAATCTTCAAAGTCTTCACCGAACTTACTTCGGATTATTTCTTTATAGTTTTTACAACTATTAAAGATAGAGGTCACTGAGATATTGGTTTCACTCGCCAACTTCCTAAGACTCAAGTCAGTATTGTAATATAACTTAAATAACTTCTTATCATACCAATAATCCCAGGACTCTACTTCTTGATTTATCTTTGTCAAAATATACTCCTGGGCCTTTTCCTTTTCGTAATTTACCTCTTCATATAAGGCCCATTCAGGAGTATTAAAATTATATTCACCGTTATAATCATCTATCTTATAAACAGTGTATTTAGTTTTAGCTTTGTTATAATCTGTCCAGAGATTTTTAATGGTTATATAAACATAAAACCTATTTATCTCTGTCTCATTATACATTATTTTCTCAGGTGTTTCCACATACTTATTGAGTCTAAGATATGCCTCGTGGATAAAATCCTCAACCATATCCTGTGGGATACCCATTGATAATCCCATAGCAACCCAAGTGCTGTGATTTTTACTGAGTATCTCTAACATTAATTGGGATATGTATAAATACTATTCCTAAACTAATTCTAAGTAAGTCAAACGTAATATGACCGTTTTCAAAGTCATTATGTTCGACACCCTCTAAGTAATCGATCCCTAACAGGAATCCCCTTATAAATTCAAATTGTATACTCATACTACTAATCTTAATTTTTTTAATACTACCATTACTATATATGCCCACATTGTACTAGTGATCATAAATCCCATCAACAAAAGTGATGAGTAAAAAAACTTTGTAATTAACTTTCTCATTTTCTTGGTTTTGAGTTTTCTAATATTAGTTCCACAACCCTGTCACATTCTTTTTGATTCTGTGGTTTATATAGGGTGTGATCAGGATAGCGTTCAGATATTAACTTTTTGAACAGCTTCCATCGCATCGGAAAGGATTCATTAGCTCTACCTTTAGTTTCGATAATAAAATCCTTACCTATAAAATCAGGGGTATATTTTATTGGCAACACTTTTTTAGAACCCCTGTTTCTAAATTCACCTTTATTGTTTGCTTGTCGCTCATATGACTCATTACTAAAATTAAAACTATCTACTAGTATAAAAGTCTCTCCTTCATACTCAGCTTTAATCTTATGTTTCTTTAGTGTCATATACATATATCTTTCTAGCCCTGAAGCAAAGTTGATACCATCATAAGTAATCTTCTTTGACTGTACAGGTCCTTTCTTTTTACTTCTTCTTTTTTTCCTCATTAATATTTATCATACTCGTAAGTATTTATCTCTATCTATTTCCTCTGGAATAGATTCTAAAATAGTAGGTAATCCATTATTGTCTACCATAAAGGCAAACTTCTCAAATGGGAAACCTCTACTTCGCATACATTTTACTACTGCTATATTTTTTTGATTTGATAATTCTAATGCTATTTGTGTCTCTGCTTTTTTCTCTAGAAAAGAACCTAAGTGTCCTGTAGGTTTTTCTGAGTTCCAATTCGAATGAATTGCAGTGATTATATGGATGTTCAGCTCTTGAGTCCATCTCATTAAATATTGTACTACCTTACTAGATTCTCTCAAATCATTACTGTCAAACATAAGGTCAGCAATACCGTCTATTATAACTAACCCAATATTGTCAGTATTGTTCAAATGCCAATCAATAAACTCTAATCTCTCTAATGGATTATACTCCCTTAATGCATAAGTATAGTAGTCCTCTGATTCACCACATATGTCTATAGTTCTCCTAAAAACTCTATGAGCGTGATACCTACTCTGTTCAGTATCATAATGAATTAGTTTTCTATTTTCTCTATACCCTATCATATTCTGTGTGTAACTAGTTTCTCCACATAAGTAAGCTGTTGCTATCAAAGAGAGGTAGAACGTTTTCTTGCTTTTTGGAGGAGCCTGTACAAAGCTGAAGTTACCATAACTAGCAATGCCAATGGGCTCAGGATTATTAGAATTAGTGTAGCCAAAAGAGATAGCCAAGGGCGGTTTCTGTATGACTCCTTTAGGATTAACATAGCTGTCCTCCAGGATTCTTTTGAGTTTTGCTTCATAATCAATTTTAAGTTGTTTCATATTGGTCTTTAGTATTGAATGCTATAACATCTTTTACGAATAGTCTCATAGCTTCAGAGACTTCTCCTCTCTGTTTAATAGGGTTATTGTTTTCAATATCAATCCCTAATATATTATTTTCAATACTTATGTAATTATATTTAGATGCAGTATTAAGTATAAAAGCTAACTTATCTAGTAAGATATGTTTCACAAACTCATAACTAACTTTATCTAAATCAGGTTCGTTTAATTCAATCATATGGTCTATAAACCAAGATGCTAATCTCTCAACATACTTAGTTTTATCTTTATAGTTTTTATCTAGCATAGTGCAATGATCTATCATATGATTGAAGGCTTCACTAACCCTCCAAGGAACATTATTCTGACTTGCTAAATAATCGGATACTGTTTTAATTCTTTGGTCTATCATAATAAAAAAAGAGGGGTGACCGTTAAGCCACCCCCAAAATCAAATTCTAAAATGGTAGGTCATTATCAACAACCTCTTCTTGTTTAGGTTGATTGTTAAGAGCTGCTGTTCTTCCATTACCTAGATAAACTCTAGATTGTTTAGCCTCTCTCTCTTCTTTTGTCTGTGATAATATTATAGATGCATTGTTTCCAAATTGATCTACTTCATCATTAACAAACATCGTTACATTTATGTAACTACCTTTTTTACCCTTAATTATTTTAGCCTTAGGGATTTTAGTAAGGTCTAAACTTGCATTCACTATAGTCATAATATAATTAATTAATTAAACTTTCTAACTCCTTTTGAAGTGTAGGAGTAACACTAAACTTATCTAACACCACCTTAATATCTCCTTTGTCTTCTAAGAACTTCTTAACTCTATCAAAAGATGGGCTACCTTTAGTTAATCTTTGCTTAACTGTTGTAGTAGTTTGATGGTCATTAGTCGCATCAGAATCTCTAGTATCATCTAATAAGAATAGATTACCTAATGCATATTTCTTTGCATATGATGATGCAGCTCCAGACTTCTGTGGCATCTGCATACCTTTTGCATTCATTTCTATAATAGCATCATCTTGGGCCTCTATACTAGAGTTAGGGTCTTCTACATCTATAATCTTTGCAGTTGCTCTAACTGTAGGTAAACCACAGATATCTAATGTTTCATTACTCACCTTAACAGTAGCTTTATACTTTTTAAGGTGTGGTTTAAGTGCCTCAAGAATATCTTCTGCACTTCTGTATTTGTAATTACCAAACTTATTCAGTTGGTTCTTTGGAGCTTTTAACTCGGATTGTACTTTAAGTACCTTGTCATGAAAATTCATAATGTTAATTGTTT